AGTGTCCCGATGGCAAGAGAAGACTCGTTGCCAGAGATGACAACATTGCCTATTCCATAGACACCAATGCCGTAGTAGCCTGTACCGTATGCAGCCACGGCGCTGCTCCTTCAGTTACGCCAGCCGGATCAGGCCGGTGCTGGAGTCGTTGGTTGGCATGGTCAGAGTGAACGTGCCGGCGGTAACAGTCTGCGATCCAAATGTATGGACGCTCACCGCCTTGTTGCTCTGGGTCGAGTTGTAGATCAGGACCGCGTCAAACGCCGTGGATAGCGTGACTGCGCTGAACGTAATGGACGCGCTGGGCGTGATAAACGCCGTGGTGCTTGTGGATGACGGTGCAGTGCCAAAGGTGACCGCTACGCCTCCGGCGGTGTAACCAGTGCCAGATACCTCGTTGGTTGCGCTGTAGGCCGTTGTGGAGGCATTCACGGTGGCGCTTGCCAGGTACAGCGCAGCCTTGAATGTGTCGGCGGTGGATGCGGTATGCGCTGGCACTCCGGTCCCGTTAAATGCGTGTACGGCGTTGAGCAAGTCAACTTTGAACGATGTACACATTGCTTGAGTGTTTGCGATGATAGTTCCGTTCTTGGGTTAAACCCATTTCAAGTTTTGCCATTTTTTGCCATTTTTTATTACACTTACATGAGCCTGTGTAATCCCAAAATCAGCAGCTATTTCTCTTTGCAGTCTATCTGATTTCCTTATCAAACAGACTTGTTCATTGGTAAGTTTTGATCTACCATGTTTTTCACCAGAACACGTTCTTCCTTTTTGCTTTGCATCTTGCATATTTTCCAACCTTGTACCAAGAACAAGGTGGCTGGGGTTAACGCAATTTCTGACATCACATTGGTGCATCACTTCTCTAGTGTCTAACACTCCAACAAATAAACGATAAGAGGCTCTGTGAGCCAACTCATGCTTGGATGGAGTCCTAAAAAATCCATACCCATTTTTCATGCAATACGCTTTCCAAAGCCAACATCCTGAGTCATGCTTGACAACATGGCTCATAAATCTTTCCGATTCTGGCGATCTAACTTTGCCAGACATGGCTATCCAATCATTTGAGTTATGCCCTCGCTAAACACATTGCGCTTTAGCGTAACGTGAACAGACCGATGCACCATTTCACCATCCAGCCAATACTCGATAAACGAAATTGTTTCGTTTTCAGTCTCTTCGGAACCCTCGCGCTTTTCCAGCAGCGAATCGTCCATCTCACCCTTTGTCGTGGTCACTATCATCCGAATGTCCTTGCTCTTGCCATCAGAGCGCCGCCCGTCATGGAGCCGCGCTCATCAGCTAGGTTGAGTGCGTCGATGCCCTTCTGATACAGGCCAGCCCATACCTGGATTCTCGCATCATCTTGGAGGTACGGCGCGGCCTGTAGCAGCGAACCGTAAAGGTAAACGTCGGGCGACAGAGTCAGCAGAAAGTTGGTCGTGTTCGACGTAGATAGCTTGCTGAGTTTCCCGTAATAGATCAACTCAGAAACGTAGGATGTGTCAGGTGTCGGCAGGACGCGGATCTGTCCACCGATAACGCAAAAGTACTTAGGCTGGCCGCTGGCGCTGTAGCTGACTTGCAAGTCATCCATTGCGTTGATGGTCTGGAATACCAGCGGGGAGATGGGGTTTGTACCCGTCAGTTTGAACGATTTAGCCTCCAGGTAGTCGCTTGGGAGTGCGTTGTACTCGTCGCTTATGGTGGCGTTGGCCCTGACAATCATCTGCCTGATGCGGAGATCACGCTCCATCTGGGATTCCGCGAGAGAGACAAAGTCGGTGATGGCAGACGTGAGATCGCTACGGTTGAGCCAATCGGCGACCGAGGCTTTCAGTTCAGCGTAGGTGCTAAGTGCCATGCTCTGCCTTTTCCTTCTCGATGTCGCGCATCATCCAGGTGTGGTCGTGCTTGAATTCAAACGTCCCGATGTGGCCGATCTCTTTGCTCACGTCGTGGTCTATGTAGATTTTATACCCTGCCGCCTGCGCCTTCCGGCAGAAGAAGATGTCCTCACCGATGTAGCCGCGCTTGTCGGTGCGCCAGGGAGTCTCGAACCAAGGTTCGGTCAGCTTCTCAAAGACGTTGCGCTTGATGAGCATCACGCCCATTCCGATGCTGCCAACTTCCTCGATGCCGGTTGACTCCGGCATGGTGTAGACCAGTTCGCGCTCACCGTCCGGACCATACTTCTGTGCAGTCGGGCCAGTAGGGATTCGGCGCCGAGCGCAGTTGGTCGCCACGATGTCTAGGTCGTGTTTTAGCAGGCGCTCCACCATGTCCTGGGGGAACGTCATGTCGGAGTCGATGAACAGGATGTGCGTGCAGCCCTCGGCCATCGCATCCAGCGCCAGGTCAGCACGCTGGTTCTGTATCAGCGTGCCCTGCATGATTTTTAAACTCACTGCGTCTGTCGTGTTCAGCGTGTGGTAGCAGACCATATTCACCAGGCAATAGGTAAAGTTGGCGTGGACCATGTCCCGCGCTGGGGTGCAGACTGCAATGTAGTTGTTCATACTTGTCCAGGTCTCGTTCTGAAAAATCTGTTGTCGGGGTCATTGAGCCAGCGTTTCATAAACGCCTGATCTTCTATCTTGCCCTCGGCCTTGAGTTTGTAGTAGACGCCCTCCGGAATGCTGGCAACGTGATGCCACTCGCCACTCCAGCTTGCGCGCTCATCTACCTTATTGAAATCCGCCTTGTTTGCTTCAACAACTGCTGTGACATCCTGCTGAGTCTGAATTGTTGCCTGGCCGGTTTCATCGTTGTAATGCCAAAAGCGGGTGATACCCGCTTCCTTGTTTTCGTCAAATATTTGTTTATTCATGCGTTAAAAAAGGGACCAGGTTTCCCTGATCCCTTCAAGTTGATTACGAAGTAACCAGGTCAGCAGCTAGGCCGTGAGCGTTCTCGGCCAGCACCTTGTGACCCCACTCGACCAACAACATACGCTTCTCAGCGTCGCCGGTCTTAGCGAGTTCAATTTGCTGGTAAGGACGCAGCACAACCATCTTGGCGTACTCAGGATCGAGTACCCATGCATCACGCTCACGTTGGAACCTGTTCGCTATAACGCTCACATTCCCGAAATCGCTCACGTAAACATCAACCGCCCCCACGAGGGTCGCAGGCTTGTCACCACCGTTGATGTTGAAACGGCTGGAAGCGATACCAGAGAAGCCAGACACGCGCTGCTTGTTAACAGGACCGCACATCAGGATCTTTGGAGTTCCGCCAGCAGTCCACACTTGCTGAATCACATTCTTGAGAATGGTTTCAGTAAAGGTGCGGACGTTACCGTCAGTACGGGCGCTGCTAGGCAGAGTCGTATAGGACGGGTTCACGCCGTTGGTCTGCATATCGACGTTAGTCTTTACCCAAGCGCCCAAAGATGCCGTACCGCGTGCGGTGCTGGTGCTACCGGCTGCGGCCACAGCGTTGTTCAGCATGGTGAACTCTTGGTCTCTTTTTAGCTCGCTCGAACGCTTCGCAATTTGGTAGGCTAATTCTGAGCGACGCCCTGCCTTGTTAACCACCTCTTCAGTCGCGGACAAGATGATGGTCTTGCGCGAAATCTGAGCGTAGTTTTGCAGGCGAACAGTTGCGGTAACAGCGTCAAAAGAGGCGACATCGTCACCCTCAATCTGCTTGTTGGCTGCGGCTGCTGCCAGGGTATCGCTTTGGAATTCAAACAGCGAATTGCTGATTGACTCACGCCCGATGTTGCTCATGTAAGGAGTTTCTTCGGGTGCGATATTGGTGATGATGTTGGACAGGTCTTCACGGATACCTTTGGCGTCAAAGGTCGTGAAAGTATTGGTTACGATTGCCATGATGTACTCACTTTAATAAAAGTTCAATTGCGGAGACCGCGTCTTGTACGCGGCCAGTTTTTGCAAGACGTTGTTTTGCACGCGTTGACTCGCTTGTCGTGGAGACTCGACCCGCTGCTCCTGGCTTGGCTGGTCTTGGGCCATTGTTGACTACCGGCTTAATGTTGCCCCGCTTGGACATCATCTGCTCGTACAGCGCCGCTTTACGCAGCACGTTCACGACGCGGTGGTCAAAAATGTTCTTCAGTTCATCAGGTTGGAATCCGGCTTTCTGGCCGAATTCAATGAGTAACGCTTTCTCTGCCTTGGCTTTAGCGGGGTCTTTCCACTCGGGTAGGACTTCCATCAATTTATCTTGCTCTTGAGCAAGAAATGCCTGCATAGACTGCGCCTGTTCCTGGCGAGAGATTTCTGCAAGTCGCTGCTGTTCGCTCTGAATAGCCGCGTACTTAGTCTGGTTCTCACGCACTAGCTCTTTCTGCCTCACCCACTCGATGGGGTCCTCTTGGTAGAGGCGGTCCCAATCAATCTGAGGCTCTGCCGCCTGCTGAACTTGCTGCTCCAATGCTCCTAACAATTGAGCGTACTGCGCACGCTCGGCGCGGATGGCCTGGCTCTCTTGCTCGACTTGCTTTCGCACCTCGGCAATCTGCTGGGTCTTCCGCGTGTAGTCTTGAGTGCGTGAATAACCTTGCTGAAGTTCGTCAAGCGTTACAGAAACTTCCTTACCGTCTACTTTGACGGTGAAAGTCTGCGGCTCTTCGCTCTCCTCGGATTCCTCATCTTCCTCTGACTGTTCGGTAAGTGTTTCATCGTCCGATGCGTCTGCATCACCGGACAATTCCTCATCCACCGCCGCCTGAGTTTCCTCAGTTAACGCCTCGTCGGTTGACTTTTCTCCCTCTTCGGGAAGTATGGCCTGGAGTGCCTGGACTGCTGCGTCCATGTTGAGTGATTCTGTCATTTATTTACCCGTTCCAGCGCACGCTGCGCCACTTTTGCGTTGTCGATGGTTTTTGTCAGTTCACCTTTGAGGCTATCAATCGCCCTCAACATGGACCAGGCCATCTCGCGTTTCGCGGATTCTTCGGGTTTGCTGCTCTTGAAAATCCAGAGTTGTTCGTTTTCAATCTTGGTCAATGCCATATTGAACGTCTCGTCCTCTAGGAGTTCCTGTGCCTTGCGGCCAGCGCGGATTACTTGATCTGTCATGCCATTCCAGGTTGGTTGATGGTTGCCTCTCGATTCATGCTGGTTACAGCTTGAATCTCAGCGTTGCTAATTTGTGCGTTGTACTTTAACTCAATTTCGTATTTCTTTAATAGTCCACTCTGAGCCAACTCGTCGCGCCGGAAGTCATCGTCGCGGATCATCTGCTCGCGCTTGAGTTCCAACTCGGCTGCCTTCTTCTGGATGTCGGCCTCGATGGACTTAGCCTGCACCTCTGCCAGCACCTCCTCGGGTGTCGGCTTGGGTGGTGGTGGCGCTGGTGGCTGGTAGTCGGCAGGGATGTCGTTGAAGAACTGGCTGGAGTCCTTGAACCCGCTAAGTTCTACGATCTTGCGCAGGGTGCTGGCGTACATGGACGGGCTTACCAGCGGGTTTTGTGGGCCTAGCTGGGTTAGTGCCTCCTGCTGCTTGGCGCTAATCATCATCAGAGCCTGGAGGCGCTCGTTGGTGTCGCCGTTGCCCAGGCCGATGTTGATGCTCACGTCCATGTTGGCGTTCCAGGCGCGTGGATCGATCTCCACAAACTGGTCGCGCAGGCGAATCATGCGGGGCTTGTCCTGGTGGGTCACCATCAGGAACAGGATGCCCTTAAACAGCTTCTTCATGCCCTCGGCCATCATCCGCGCCGTGAGTTCGATGCGGCCTTGGGACGCGCTGATGGTGGCGGCCACCGCCGCCTTTGTGCTGGATTGCAATGCGTCGGCGTTCAGACCCATCGCGGCCTTGCTCATGCCGGTGCGGTCCTCTTTAATCTGGTCGATGTAGTCCAGCATGGGGAAAGCCGCCTGGCCGACAAACGGGCTGGAGAACGGCTGCACCATGCCAGGGGCACGCATACGAATGATGGCGCCGGTCTCGTTATTCAGCACATCGTCCATGTTGACCTGGCCCTCGACCACCGCGGTGCGCGGGTGGATGGACTGCGCCAGGGAATCCAGCGTGTTGCGCAGGATTTCGGACTTGATCTCTTGGATGTCGTGCGTGATGTCAAAAATGGACATTGCCTCAATGGGGCTGGTGTGTGGCTCGGGGTCGCAGGGGAAGTCCACGAATGGAATGTAGGACGCGGGTAGGTTGCGCACCACCTTGTAGCCGGAACCCATGCAGCAGATTTTGCGCAGCTCGGGAATGCCGTCGCCGTCGTAGTCAATGCGCTCGTACGCCTCAATGTACAGGACGCGGCGCTGCATCGGGTTGGCGCTGTCGGTCTGGCCGACGGCCGTTGCCAGCGGCTGGCGTGCTAGGTACTCCTCGTTATCGTCCAGGTCGGACGCGGTGACGTTATCCAGCACCTCGTCCTCGTCGTAGCCCATCGCCACCAGTTCAGCGACAGTCGCCATCATGCGGTGCGCGATCAATGCGCAATCGTCAAAGGACCGCGCTCGGCGGTCAATCAGCAACTCCTCGGGTGGCACTGCCATGATCTTGATGCGCCCGTCCTTGGTCACGCGCTTGAGTTGCACGTCGTGCAGCATGGGNGGCGGCATGGGCGGCAGCATCTGACCCGTCATCGGGTCAATCATTGGCTGCATAGGTGGCGCGTCGGGGTCAGGGTAGCTGACAATGATCTTGACCTCGGCCTGCTCCTGCATCAGTATTTGCAGGGTCTGCTCATCCAGGCCGGTGAAGTCGGTGATATCCACCTTTTCCGACTCCTCCCACCAGAACTTCGCAATGCCGCACTTCCGGACCAGGCTGTCCTTGAAGATGGCGTAGGTGGTCATAAAACCGTTGTTGTCACGGCCAAAAATGAAATTCGCGTAATCGGTGGCTTGCTTGGCGTACTCCACGTCTGCCGGTGTCTCGGGGACGTACTCGACGGTGTTCTCGCTAGAGAAAAACACCCGCATCAAACTTGGCATCATGGCGCTGACGGTGTCGCGCACCTCCATCGCCACCACCTGGGAGCGCCCGTCTTCCTCGTTCCCAAACGGGTCGCCTCGGTAGTAGGCCGTCCCCATCGCCCGAATGGGCGATATATCAGAATCTATATAACTTACGGCGTCGGTCAGGTCTTGCCCGATGATCGCCTCCAGCTCGGTGTCATCCATCTGCTCTTGGGCGGCCACGTCGGTGGTCACTGGCATATCGTTCATATTCATACGGGTATCTTTCGTAGTACGACGTACATGGAATCCACCGCCCGAGGCGTGCGGAGCAACTCGTCTAGTCCCAATTCTAGGGTTTTCCCATACTCTGAGAGCTTGTAGTCCAGGTGCGCCACATCAAACCGGTAATCCTTCCAGCCCAGATACCAGTGCCAGCCGCAGTAGTACACCCATGAGTTCTCGTTAAACGCTCGGACGTGGGTCGGGTCCTGCCAAGCGCCCAGGCTCAACTCGTAGGGCACGACAATGTGCATCTCACCGCCATCAGCCAACAGGTCTCGGCAGTTGGTCATGGCCTTGACCAGGTTGGGGATGTGCTCCAAAACGTCAAAGGCAATGATGCGCTCAAAGCCACCGCGCTTGATGGGCACAAACTGCTCCTTCCACTTGACGATGCCGCCGATGTGGAGGTCGGAGATGTCCACCACCCAGTCAGCGCCAACATCTGAACGGATGTCAGCGTTGATGGCGTCGTCCCTGTAGTCCTTGCCGGACCCCAGGTTAAGAGTTAAACCAGCGTTGGGCATATTTTGGTCTGTTCTTCATAAGCCAGGGCATCGCCTGGTGGGTTAATGCGTTGGCATCCACGCCAACAGTCTGGCTCCCGACATGGTGGACATAGGACGCGCTCACAAAATTCTTGTACCCGAGTGCCTCTAGGTCGGCGCATTGCACGTCATCTGAAAACCAATTTAGGGGTGGGAATGGGCATTGGGCAAAGGCGTCTGCACAGATCCAGGCGAATATGGGCGAGATCACGTCAGACTGCCGAATCTTTGACTCGGACGTAAACCGGCACATATCAAACGCCTCACCCTCTGGGTTCCAGCGAATATTTTGCACCGCACGCGCCCAATCGCACCTGGATGCTACCCAACCAGGGTTCAGACCCATGTCCTTGACAATCTCCACGTCATCCAGCAGGACGCGATAGCTTGACGGCGTCAGGACAATGTCGTCGTTCGCCACCACAACAGAGTCGAAATCCTTGAGTGCGCACTTGATAATGTCGTTGTAGTCCTCGCCGAAATTTCTCGGTGACCCGATCAGCTTCACGTCGGCGTCAAACCGGTCCAGGACCGAGGCCGGACCGCGTAGGTACACGGGAATCTCGGGGCAGTATTCGCGTATTGATGCCAGCATCACCGCCAGGTTTTTGCCGTGGACGGTGCTGATGGCAATTGGCGCTATCACTTGGCCTTGTTCCTCGCGGATATGGCCTTGGACTTCGCCTTTGCGTCTGCCTTGGATGACGCGCCCCAGGCGTTCAGACTCAGCAGCAACCTGGTTGGCTTCCCGTCCTTCATCTCGGGGCCAGGCATATTGCCCATCCGAGCCAAGAATGACGCCCGACGCGGGTTGTCGCCGGACTTGACAGGCGCTTTCAGATTCATGCCCTCGGCTTTGGCGCTGGCGCGACCCTTGGCGTTCAAGCCGCCAGTGGCCGACTTACCCTCCTTGCGCGTCCAGGCAGCACTCATTTCTTCTTCACTGGCTTGGCCGTCTTAGCCGCCTTGCGGAAGTCGGCTGCGCTGGGTGCCGCCTTGCTACCGACCTTGTTCATCTTCTCGCCGGAGCCAGCCGCAATACGTTTTTGCTTGGCGTTGATGTTTGCGTAAAGTCCTGGTTTCATTCCTCTTCTCCTTCTAGTTCCGTGTCCACATACTCTTCATCGTCTCCACGGCCATCGTTCGGGCCGCCTGTAACCCAAGCATCGCACGTTCGACTAGCTGCGCACTTGAAGTCGAAAATCTCGCAATAGCCGAGGTCAGCGAGTCGTATAGTTCCCCAAGGATCTGCTTCATTTCCAATTCCTTTAGCAATGCAATTTTTAATAGAGTCCTGCACATTAAAGGCGGCGCAGTTACCGCATAGGCTCTTCTTCGAATCTTCGATGCTAACGTCCCAGGTGTCGGCCTTGTTACGCCAAAAAGCCTCGTTTGGCAGCTTGGGATTCTCCGGACCATACTTGGCAGAGGTGATTGCCTTGGCGCGGTTCTTCAGATTCAGCACCACGTCCTGGGTAGGCATAGGGCATTTCGCCACCTCTTCCTCCGAGGTCATCATCTGGTCCATCGCCGCCGCATACTTTGCGGGTACGTCGCGTGTAGCCATACTATCCCCGCTTTGCTTTGTTGGTGGCGGTGCGCTCACCGCGCACGGGCAGCTTGGCCTCAGACATCGCAATAGCCATCGCCTGCTTGGGATTCTTCACAACGCGCTTGGTCATGCCCGAGTGCAGCTTACCCGCCTTGTACTCGCCCATCACCTTTGCAATCTTACTCGCGGCCTTGTCAATCTTCATAGATTACCCCTTTGGTTGGATGCGTAATTATGCTACGCGAGCAAGATTCCTGCGCAGTGGCTTGCTCCAGGACACTTTCGCACCACCGAATGCACCGATCACCGCGTCGCTGGCAAACGTCAGGCAAAAGGCATCTGCCCTATCCGGACTCGGAAAACCACGCTTTCGGATCTCGTCCTTGCCCTCGATCTGAATCTTTCCGCTGGATGTGAACGAATACCGGACGATGGCTAACTCTGACACTAAAGCCTCGTCCTTGGGCATCTTGCAGTCACGCCCCTCCAGCCAGGCTTTGGCCTTGTGCCACAACTCGGCTTTCAGGTTCCGGTAAGTCGCGCCCATAGCTGGACTCTCGGATACGTTGATGCCGCGGCAAGGAAGATTCAGTTCCCGCAGGCGGTCAACCACTCCCGCGCCTAGTCCGATTGAGTCCACCAGGATTTCGGTTGGCCTCTCGGACGGTGGCAGGGACTCGTACTCGGAGACCACTGCACCCGTGAGTTGCATCAGGTCCAGGTTCTTCCAGGTCTTGATTGGCTCGGTCACGGCGTTACCCTTGCGCTTGCAGAGTGCAGACCTGTCAGACCCAAACCTCGCAACGTCCAGACCCCAGACCATTGGCGCCGTCGCGCTCGGCTCAACGTCCCGCTGCTGCGCCATCTCCAGCAACTCCATAGGGATGACAGTATCGTCATCTGAGCGTGGAAACTCGCCTAGCACCCTGAT